TTTTCTACAAAGGTGACCTACTATGTGTCACTAAACGTGGTGCCCCAATGGGTGACCCCGGTACTAAGACCTTCCTTACTTTGGTAGGTCTCGCAGCTTCGTATAAAGCACGAAGAATATCCACTCTTTATAAGAGTGTTAACATCGGAGACGACTACGTTGGAGTATCGTCTTCATTACTTGCACTAGTGCGTACAGTGCAGGCATTTTCGTCCTTTGACATGAAATGGTCGGAGGACGACACGTACATTACAGACTCTGTAATGTACTTCACAGAGGAATGTATAGAAATTCCTCGTTCAAGTTACGACACCGTCCGGTCCGTAACGCAGTCCCGTGATTATTCACGGATGCCCTATATCGACGCCATAAAAGGTCGATTACTCATTCCTGCGAAGAAAAACAGGAGTGACTTTAGTTATACCCCTTCGGGGCGTATAACCCAGTACGGCAAGGATATGTCGTATCTCAAGGAGGGCCAGTACGGCGCTCTCTTTCATCTCGGATCTATTATCCAGGATGTATGCCTCGATCTTACACGGTACCGAGGCTTTGTATACTTCCCACGGGAGGTATCTTCTGAAGGTAAACCTATTCCCTTCAATAAACCTGAGAACCTTCTCAGGTTCTTTGCGTCCCATAGATCGGGTCGCTATATCAAGAAGTATAACTACTTGATCGATGCTGCGTTAACAGAAGTTGACTGCAACATTCATTGGAGAGATAAGATTCCCTCCAAATTGAGTTCTATTTATACGAACTTCAATAAACACGCTGCCTCTGAGGCTTGGCGTATTTCTGTGCCGCGGGGAATTCCCCCCGAACTGGCTGACAAACAAATCTTTGTCGGCTCCAAATTCCAGGATTCTCTTCCCGGAATTCTCTCACGAGTAAAAAGATTCGTGATCTCTCAGTCCGAAATAGTCGGACGGATGGCTGGCATACTCCTACTAGAGAGTATGCTTTATGACGAGAGTGTAGATGACTACACCCCTTTTGATATCGAACATATCGATATTCCCTTCGACCCCGATTGCGTATCGGAGTCGGATTTCAGATACTTTATATCTGTATGGCAGAAAGCGCCTTACCGCTTTCTAAAGCTCCGTCATGAAGGGTACTATGACCGAGCAGAGGCCGAGAAGTATCTCGGCGAATTCCAC